CAGACAGGCAAGGACGATGCTGCTGTGATGCGTGGCTTGGGCTGGAGTGTTGCCCCAAAAGAGGGATTGACGCAAACCAGCATCATTAACGGTATCAACCGTAGCCGTGAGGTATTCCCCCGCATCTACTTCAACAAGACAAGGACAGAGCGATTGGTGGAATGCTTGAAGCGGTACAGGTGGAATATCAGCCAGAAGACGGGCGAAGCACAGGCCCCACTGCATGACGAATATAGCCACGGTTGCCTTGATGGTGAAACGCTTGTACTAACCAGTTTAGGAAACGTAAAGATTAAGGATGTTCCTATTGGCGCAGAGGTTTGGACTCCATCAGGATTCGCAAAGGTTTTGAATAGCGGGCCTACCAAAATTGCCACCGAGATCATAGAAATAATTACAGAAGATGGGACTCAAATCCTAGCCACTCCAGAGCACAGGATATTCACGACTAGAGGTGTTGTTGAAGCTGATACATTGAGGCATACTGACGCTATATTTACAAAAGAAAGCGCACCATGCATTTCGTATCAGAGCATCAAGTCGATGGGTTATCGGGACGCGGTTATAGAGAGTTTCAAGGAGATGGGTATTGGTTCTGGGAGTCCAGAGGGATATACGCATCTCAAAAAGGAGGAAAGCAGCGTCTTCTCCATCTGGAAATATACAAAGCACTTCACGGTGAGCCTGAGTTGCGCTGCAAAGTTGGGCCAATTGACGGGAACATTGAGAACACTAATCCAAGCAATTGGGCAATTATTCGCAAGGAGCAGAAAAGGAAGCACCAAGTTCAAGAGCTTGATGGAGTCCGGTTCTACTTCAAGCCAGAGGGCTACTACAAAGCAGATCACCTCAAGCATGGCGGCGTCACGATGCATAGGTATGTATGGGAGAAGTACAACGGGCCAATCGCAAGTGGGATGCACATCCACCACATTGACGGGGACAAGTCAAACAACACTATTGGGAACCTTGAACTACTCACTGCAAGTGACCACAGCATTCATCACGGCGGCACTAATGAATGGGTTGGTAGCCATGAGAATAAAGAGCAGCTCATATCAATCAACCATCTCGCAAAGAAATGGCATGCAAGCGATGAGGGAATTGAATGGCATAAAGCCAACGGGAGAAAGTTATGGGAAGGAAAAGAGTGGCACAAGTGCAGTTGCGTTGAATGCGGAGCCGAGTTTTTTAGCCCGTTCCCAGACAGGGCAAAGTTCTGCCATCAAAATTGCAAAGCTCAGGCGCTTCGCAGGCGTAGAGGCAAAACGGTTGGTGTACGACCTAACAGTAGAAAAGCACCATTGCTATCTGGCAAACGGGCTACTGGTAAGTAATTGCGATGCGCTGAGGTATCTCTGCCTAGCCTCGGACTCACTGACAAACGACGAATGGAGTGGCGGCAAACTCAATTATCCAAGCATGGGAATGATCGCCTAGCCCTTTACCGCTAAGGTTTAATAAGCCAAGCACCAATGAAAGGTAACGCAGAGATGCGCCCAAAATATGGCTAAAAGCAAACGAATGTCAGACGATGAATTGCTGGCTATCACCGGCAATGAGATTCGTCAGAGCACAGGCTACCGCACTGGCAAGCTCTCAGAAGCACGGCGCAAGAATCTCCAGTACTACTTGGGACGGGCAGTAGGCGACTTATCCCCACCTGAGATTGAAGGGCGCTCTAGCTTCGTCGATTCGTCCGTTGCTGACACTGTTAACTGGCTGCAAACCTCCCTGATTAAGGTGTTCACCGCCTCTGACTCTGTGGTGGAGTTCACACCTCAGAAGCAGGACAACGAAGACGGTGCAAAACAGGTAACGGACTACGTTAACCACATCTTCTACAAGAAGAATCCCGGCTTTCTCATTCTGCGTACATGGATTAAAGACGCTCTACTGTCCAAGGTCGGCATCCTCAAAGTGATGTGGGATGAGACAAAGACAGAAGCGCGGGAAGAATACAACGGTCTGTCTGATGAAGATATGCAGATCATTGCAGACGATGAAGAAGTAGAGATTATTGAGCACACTGCCCGTCCTGATGAAGACGACGCAGAGCAGCGCCAAGAGGCAATCCAGCAGATGCAGCAACAGTTGCAGCAGGCCATGCAAGCCGCGCAACAGCCTCAGCCTGGACAACCCCAAGGCGTAATGCAGCCTAACCCGCAGGCCATGCAAGCGGTACAGCAGTTACAGCAGGGCATTGAGCATTTGCAGACGATGCCGCCAAAAATGCTGCACGACATTGCCTGCAAGCGCACCAAACAGAATAATCAGGTACGCATCTACAACGTGCCGCCTGAAGAATTCCTGCTAAACAGGGATGCCAAGAGCATTGCAGACGCACGATTCGTAGCCCACCAAGTCCTGCGCACTATCAGCGACTTACGGGCTATGGGTTACAGCAACGTCGATGATTTGACGAGCGACGACATACAGGCAAGCCTTTCTGCTGAAAGAATTGAGCGGATTACTTTCAACGACGAGACAGGCTGGCAGTCTGGCGCTAACGAGGTTCCAGGCGATCCAAGTCAAAAGCAGATTTGGGTGACAGAGTGCTACATGAAGGTAGACGCTGACGGCGATGGCATCGCTGAGTGGCGCAAGATGACACGCGCAGGAAATCGCTTGCTGGACAACGAAGAATGTGATGGCCCTCCATTCGTGTCTATCTGTCCCGAGCCACTGCCGCACCAGTTCTTCGGACTTTGCCCAGCGGATCAAGCCTTAGAGATTCAAAAGACTAAGACAGCAGTTACCCGAGCCATTCTAGACAACCTGTATCTGTCCGTAAACGGTCGCTACTTCGCTGTGGATGGGCAGGTAAACCTTGACGACTTGCTTACCTCACGCCCTGGTGGTGTGGTGCGTATGAAGCAGGCAGGAATGGCAGGGCGCTTGGATCAGGGCGCAAGCAACAACGGCGAAAGCTATCAACTGCTCGATTACCTTGAGTTGCAGAAAGAGGCCCGTACTGGCCTTACACGCAACACACAAGGCGTAAACGCAGACGCACTGAATCAGACAGCAACGGGCGTGAATATCACTACCAACCGCATGGATAGCCGGGTTGAGTTGATGGCGCGTCAATTCGCAGAGACAGGCTTCAAAGACTTGTTTATCTTGATACTGAAACTGGTTAACCAGAATCAGGACAAGGAAGATCAGATTCAAGTAGCGGGCAAGTGGGTGACGATTGATCCACGTGCTTGGCGCAATCAGTACGATTTGACTATCAATGTCGGACTCGGTACAGGTAACAAAGATCAGCAGGTTCAGCACCTCATGGCACTGATTCAAGCTCAAGGCGCAGCGGCGGGAGCAGGAGCTGGGATTGTCACCCCCATGAATGCCTATGAGTCGCACAAGAAGCTGGCTGAAGCCCTCGGGTTTAAGCAGGATTCGCTGTTCTTCAGTGACCCCAACGATCCCAAGACTAAGCAGCAAATGCCGCCCCCACCGCCTAACCCTGACCAGGCAAAGATGCAAGGGCAGATGCAGTTGGAGCAGATGAAGCAACAGGCTAACCAACAGTCTGAGCATCAAAAGGCACAACTGGACGACCAGAAGCACCAGCGTGAGCTTTCATTCCAGGCGCAGCTAGAGCAAATCAAACAGCAGGCGCAGCAAGACCAAGTAACTGCACAGAATCAGATTCAGGCAGAGCGTGAGGCTCAGAAACTGCACCTTGAAATGCAAATGGCAGAGCGCCAGGCACAAATGGACGCGCAATTGAAGCAGTTGGAGTTTGAATCCAATGAGCGCATTGCACAGATTAAAGCGCAGGCTGACAAGGAAAAGGCTGAATTGGATGCGTCTGTGCGGATTCTGATTGCTCAGATTGGTGCAAAGCAGGCGGCAGACCAAACCATGATTTCTGCACAACAGGCGGCAGATGCAGAAGTTGCTAACGAGATTGGCGGCGACGAGCAAGGTGAAAACCCGCTGAATCAGTTGGTTGGAATGCATGGTGACTTGATGCAGGGAGTAGCCGGATTGGTTGCCCATCTATCCAAGCCTAAAACAATCATCCGTGATGCGAATGGACGCGCATCAGGTATCGCATAAGGAGTTAATGAATGGCTATCCAATACTCAACAACGCATCGCACTAACGCGATGTCAACCCTCAACACTGACATTGGTATCAATGCGGTTATCAAGGTTTTCACAGGTACAGCGCCTGCTAACTGTGGCACTGCTGACACTGGAACGCTTCTTGTCACCTTCGCAGGTAACGCTGCTGGATTTGGTACGGCTACCACAGCGGTGCTGACTGCTGCTGCGGTTGCTTCTGCTACGGCAGCGGGTACGGGGACAGCGGGTTACTTCCGCATCTACCCTGCTGCTGCGACGACTACGAATGCAGTTGTCCAAGGTACTTGCGGACTGTCTGCTGCTGACATGATATTGACGAATACGTCTATCACCAGTGGACAGACTTGCAACTTTACATCGCTGACAGTCACAGCATTCGGAGTCTGACATGGCAGCAAAAACAGACCAAGTCATCATTCTCCCGTCAGACACCGGCAATACTGGCAAGAAAATCCGCACCAAGGAGAGCGTGGTTGGTGCTAATACGGTGGAAGAATATTATTTCATCCCCAGCAGCGACAGGTCAGCTACTGGAAACTACAAGTTCTCTAGTGGCGCACAGGCAATACCAATTGCCGTT